TTTAGACCGCGGGTATGGTCGACGGTTTCGATGTATCCGTAGGTAGACCAGATGAGGACGAGTTTGAACCCGAACCCGTTTTTACCACCGACGATTTTCTTTTCTTCTTTATTGTAATTGGTGGAAGTGCGGAGATGACCAAACACCATTTCTGGAATCCAGAGACCATTATCGGGGTGTTTGGCGACGTCGATGCCGTTGCCGTCGTTGGTAATGGTGATGGTGCCATCGGCGGCAATCGAAGTTTCGATGTAAGTGACGGTCTTCTTGTTATCGGATGCGGATTGGAGCATGCGGACCACGTGGTCTCTGGCGTTGACGATGCCTTCATCGAAGAGTTTATAGAGTCCTGGATTGTAGGAGATGGTTTTCCATTGAATGGAATTCGTTGCATCCTCAAAGACCCACATGGAAGACTCCACATTTTCAACGGAACCAATGTAGGTATCTGGATTGTCCAGAATATGTTGTTTGTCGGTTTTTTGTTGGTATTGTTGAGAAAGCAAGTCAGATGATGAGGAAGAAGAAGATTTCATTTTGTATTACTGTCTTGATATAGATATATGTATCTATTTATTTCATTTTTTATTTTCAATCAATTTTGTGGGGGCACCTACGGTTACTATGCTTCGCTGTCCCTACGACCCCCTCCCTTTTTCCATAGGAAATGTTTCTGTAGGATGGTCTTATTAATGATTTCTGTGGGATGGTCTTATAAATGGTTTCTGTGGGATGGTCTTATTAATGATTTCTGTAGGATGGGTCTTACAGGTTGGATTTTTGGATGCCGGCTTCGCCGGCGGCGGGCGAAGCCCGCCATGCTGCGATGGGTTTTTGAAAGAGTTTGTGAAATGTTACTGAAAATGCTGTCGGAGATTGAACGTTCCATTTTGTTCATAATCATGAATTTGTTTCAAAAATTTTATGGATGGACGAACGAAGTAGAAGGGGGGCGAAAAATAACAGAAGGCTTTATTTTTTATTTTTACAGATTTTTATTTTTGAAGGAAAACTCTCTCTCTAAATTTAGGAATATTTTGTAAATATGTTTGTAAATATTTTTGTAAAGATTATATTTACAAAAATATGTTTTCATACTATATAATGCCAAAACTTCAATATTCAAACACTGTAATATATCAGCTCGTATGTGCTACATATAATGATATTTATGTAAATTATACTACTAATTTGTATGTTCGAAAATATACATATACTCATCCAGAAAAGGTAAGAAAACCTCTTGAATTTCAGGACACCATAGATTTACATGGAGGGTTCGATAACTGGAAAATGATTGTCTTAGAAAAATATCCTGATTGTAAATGTACCGATGATGCAATGAAAAAAGTAAACGAGTGGACGAAAAAACTCAAAGAACAACCAGAAACTATTGTGTTAGATACTCCAGATATAACTCATTTAAGAGAAGAAATATCGATACTTCGTGAACAACTTGCAAAAAGAGATGAACAAATTGTAAAAATGGGTGAAGAACTAAAAACCATGACGGATAAATTCAACCAACTAACGAAACCTGTGAATGAAATAAGTACCTCACAAAAACAAACACAAAATCAAAATACTATTAAATTGGTTCAATTAGGAAATGAAAACATATGTGATATTATGCCAATTTCTCAACAAAATTATATATTATCAAAAAAACATAAATCGATAGACCATCTTGTTGAGATTACTCATTTTAATCCAAAATATAAACAATTTCAAAATGTATGTATAACTAATATTCATGACTCAATTGCATACAAATATATTGAGAAACATAAATGTTTCATGGCAGTATCAAAAGATGATATATTACATGAAATATTAGATATTCATCTCGGATATTTAGATATTTTTTATGAAAATTGCAGTGAAATTATGGACGAAAAAACGAGAACAATTATTCCAGAAGTTATAAAAAAATTTGAAAATAAGGATGAGGATATTGCAAAAAAATGCAAAGATATAAAAAGTATTATATATAATAATTCAAAAAAAGTTGATATGAAAAACGTTATGAAAAATATAATGAAAACTAATAAAAATAATACAAACCCATCCGAATTTATACAAAATAACGAAGGAATATAATCGTAAAATTTATTCTGTTGGAAAATCTTACAGAATAAATTTATTTTTGAATTATACTACGTTGTTAACCTCTTTTTGTTTCTTTTAATTGTTTTCTCAATTCATTTTGTATTTCATTTTTTAGTTTATTTTCTTTTTCAATTGCTCGTTGTTTTTGTTGCATCCTTTCTTCTTGAAGTTCATTAACAATACCTTGTACAAAAATTTCTTCTTTTTTCATAAGTTCATTTTTTTTATTTTGATTTTTATACATAATATCTAATATTATAAATTTTTGAATTTCAAGTTTATTTTTTTTACAAGGTTCTTTATTGTGTTCTTCTTTCATGAGTTGTTGAATTTTATTTAATTTCGTTTCCAGATACTGTTCTATCATCATGTGTTCATATTTCGAATATTCATATTTCAAAAGTTCTTCTGTTTGTTGTTCTAATTTTTTCATTTTCACAAATTGTTCTTTATTAAAATCATCTATTTTTTTTTCGAGTTCATCAAAATCCTTTTTATTAAGTTGTTGTTCTTTTGCTCTTTTTATAATTTTAGACTTTTGCATTTGAAGGTATTCCATTACTTCTTCTACGTTTACTTTTTCATATTGTATTTTTACAATTTTTGTATAAATTTCTATAATTGCTTCATTTGGTTCAATATTATCAGTTACAATATCATTCAGAATATCAGATATATAAAAATTTAGCTCATCATTTTCATTTGTATTATCGGAATCATTATCATGAGATATATGGATATTATTCGTTTCTGTTGTATTTGTATTTGTATTTGTAATAGAATGTTGTGTAAGTTTATTTATCCATTCATTTACTTTCTTCATAGCATCTTGTGTACTTTTACAATCAGTATATTTTTCTAAGACAATCATTTTCCAGTTATCAAAACCCCCGTGTAATTTTATTGTATCGTAAATTTCAATCTTTTTTTTTAATTCTGGCATATGACTGTATTTATATTTTCTGTTATTAATATTAGTTGTATAATTTACATACATACCATTAAAAGTTGGACATGTTAATTGATAAATAATTGTTTTAGAATAATCAATTTTTGGCATTATATAGTAGTAAAATATATTATTATAACAGTTATCGTTTATATTACTTGTATATCATTATCAAACAGATACCTCCGGATGGACCTTTTCGATTATGTCAAATCAAAATACCCCTCGTTGGATATAGTATCATTGATTGTGTGATGTTCCCTTTTGTCCATAAAACAGAATTCTTTCAAAAATTTTGTGGATGGGAGGGGGGGGCGAAAAAATAACAGAAGGACTTTTTATTTTTTATTTTTACAGAATTTTATTTTTGAAGGAAAACTCTCTCTCTAAATTTAGGAATATTTTAAAGAACTTTTAAAGAACTTTTAAAGAAGGTTTATCGACATTTTTAAAGAGTTTTAAAGAAGTTTAAATACATTTAAATACATAAGAAATTAATATATAATATTACTATATATAATGCCGATACTTGACTATGCTAAAACAGTTATATACCAACTAACATGTCCAACATTTGATGGTGTGTATATAAACCATACTACAAGTTTACGAAATAAAAAATATTTATACGGTCATCCTGAGAAGGCAACAAAACATCTTGAATTTTATGATGTCATAGATTTACACGGTGGATTCGATAATTGGAAAATGATTGTTTTAGAAAAATATCCAGACTGCAAAAATGCAGAGGATGCAAAGAAAAAAGTAGAAGAATGGACAAAAAAGCTTCAACCACCTCCAAAAACCTCCAATTTCCCTCCAAAAACCTCCGACCTCCCTCCAAAAACCTCCGACGCAATGGATTCTATAACATGCAAAAATTGTGGTAAAAAATTTACGAGAAACGATAATTTGCAGCGACATATCAAATATAGATGTGTTAAACAAGAAATTGTAATGCTTCGTGAAGAACTTGCAAAAAAGGATGAAGAACTTGCAAAAAAAGAAGAGGAACACCATAAAGAGATTCAAACGGTTCGTGAAGAAATGAAAAAACAAATGAAAAAACAGAAAAAAAAATTATCACTATGCAAATACAACTCAAATAATAATAGTAATAATACAATCAATCAGAATCTTCAACAAAATAATATCAATAATATCAATAATATCCATAACAATACAACAATAAACAATCACAATATTACAATTGAATTGGGAAAAGAAAAACTATCTGAATTTTTCACACACAAACAACAAAAACAAATTCTGGATAAGGGATACAATTCATTGGATGAACTAATACTCTTGGTTCATTTCAACCCAAACTATAAACAATTTCAAAATATTTCCATTACAAACATGCACGGACCTTTTGGATACAAGTACGTAGAAGATGCCAAAGATTTTATTATCGTAAGAAAAAAAGATTTATCAAAAGAAGTGGTCGAATGTCGCATGTATGATATTGAAGATTTTTTAGAAAATTGCAAAGGTAAAATGATGGGAAACAAAATAAACACAATATATGATTTCATAAAAAGAATGGATGAAGATGAAGAATATGCAGAAAAAAAGAAAAAAAAAATATCAATTGACATATACAATTCTTCAAACGATGTTGACATGAAAGAAGTTATGAAAAAAGTAAAAAATGCAAAACACCCACAGAATGAATTATTACCGGACACAGACATATCGTCACCGGAAGAAATTGAAAATAAGTAAACAAATTTATACTGTAAGACATCCAACAGTATAAATTTGTAAAAAGCATGTAAAAAGCATATTACACCTATCTATCGAAACTCATAATTGTTGATAGGACGCAACATGTCATTTATAAACCCGCCAACACCAAATGCAGGTATCGTTCGAATAATTCTGCCAAACAGAATGGACCGATAACACATCTGTATGTTTTTACATCGTTCCATCACAGATGCATGCGGTTTTTCATACATATCAATTGCCAATATATGTATCGGCGTACTAAAAAACTGAATAGCGATTGGCAATAAAATGGATGCAATGAACTCTGATTTATTGTGCATCATGTATTTATCCAAATAATTTATCAAATCCTTCTTCCAAATAAATGCGGCATTTATCGTCATCATATCGCGTGTTGCTAATAAAATATTCGACCGAAATGGAAAGGTTACAAGATGCTTATTCAAGAGTTTCGAATACACCATATCCTTGTAAGAAATCGTCACTATATTTGCAAATGACGTTGTAATCAATGTAGGTATTTTGTAGTCTATACCGTGTTTCTTACAATATAATTCGGTCAAATTAGCAGTACAATAGGTTGAACTATATACAATATTCATCACCGATACAGGACGAATAAATTTCTGTTTGTTGGTCGAATAAAACGTGATATTGTCTGTAATTGATTTGCCAATCTTTTCTTTGTGTAGTTGACTTTTGATAATCGAAATATCAATGATTGACATGATTGGCGAAATAATCAATGAACTGGTAATGCCGGCAAATATTTCATGAAACGGCATATGGACCTATATACAGAATTTACATACACAATCTATATGTTGTTTTATCATTCATTGAATGACGTATGCGTAAAAAGTTGGTCGGTGTCACGCGACACCACCCGCGATTACATGGACCCTCCACCCCATCACATATAAATACCTCTGGGCGGACCTTTCCGATTACGCCACACCAAAAAACCCGTCGTCAAAATCACCAACCACACAAACTGGTCACCACCACCGCCACTGCCACCACCACAACCGCCACTGCCGCTGCCGCCGCTGCCGCCGCCGCTGCCGCCACTGCCACCCATGAATGTGTTTGTATACCATTTTCCAGTTGAAACGCAGGTGGACTTAGGTGATGTCATGGATAATAAGGTTTCGACATTGGAAATGCGAAAAGGTGTAAAATATCTATGAAACATTTGTCGTATTGGCTGCATCTGTCGTACAGGTCGAATTCGTTGTAAAAACATCTATAGTTCTCGTTTTATGTAATTACAACAACCAAACTTTATATTTATTGTTAGTATACAACATATAACACCCCCCATCCACCTATGTTTCGATACAAACAATATTCATTAAAATCCGCCAATAAAAACAATCAATACTGTAATTTAGCAACGAA